GTTTAGTGTTGGTATGATTAAAATAAGGAAGATTGATAAAATTTCCTGACATATTTCCATGTTCATCGGGTTCTAACTCAATTTGTTTAGGATAAATTTCGGTAGTTCTTTTTAATTCGAGAGGTAGAAGGATAGATGCTAAGGCGTCTCGCATGGTTTGTGCACTGATTTTTTCTGTTAAAAATATATAAATATGTAATCCTCCACTTTTTGATCGGCATGGGACGAGGGGAAGTTTATATTTCTCTATATAGGAGAGAAGAAGAACTATATTAAAATCTTTATAATTTTCAGGATCTACATCAATACAGCCAAACGATGCTTTGCCCTCTTTAGTACAAGGTTGTATGCCTATTGAGATTTTTCCGTCGATATGTTGTTGATAGTGTTGAGGAAGGACAGCCTGTTTAGACCAAATATACTCTGGTTTAATCTTATTTCTTTCTTTGTCAAATTCTACTTTGGCTTGTAACTTAATTTGACCAAAATTTTCTTTGAGTCCAGAAAATAATTTTATAAATTCATCTATCATACATCCCTTTAAGAGGGGCGGCTTAAGTCTCCCGCTACCGCCCCCAGATTCACCCTAGGTGAAACTTAGAAATTTACGTCGTCTTTCTCTGCTGCTTTGCCTTGTCCACTTTTTATTGAAGTGTGAAAAGCTTTAGCGTGCTGATAAAGATCTACATTATCTACTTTTCTTAAAAGTTTTACAGCGTAGCCATACCAAGTAAAATTTCCTGATATTTCTACAGACCGTAGCTGATAGATGTGACTAAATGATGGCGGATTGAAAGTACCATTTTTACCTTTTTCACTGATACTTTTCATCATCGAGTTCCAGCCTCGACTCACTTTAAGTTGAGTAGACTTCATCGCTATTAAGGCTTTATCAGATCCACTATCCGTTTGAATAATGACAAAATGATTTGCTGTTTTAATAATGATGTTACCATTTTGAAGGACATCTTTACCTGATGCATCCTTCTTTGTTTGAGAAAGAATTTCAGGACCTCTATCCGGTGATGCCGGACGTCCTTCTCTTCTTTCAAATGGTGCCCACTCAGGAAATGTGAGTTTATAAAAGCATGGAATGACTTCGATGCCTTTTGCTCCATCGTACAGTTTTTTAGTAACTGTATTATAGAACATTCCTGGTTCAGCTCCGTCGACATACGCAGAATGTTTTTTCTTCGTTTCGTCAGAACTGTTTTGAAGTAGTTTTAGAAAGGGTAGAGCCAAATCATCTTGGTCCATATTCTCTAAACCTAACTTCGCATCCGCTTCAAATAATGAAGTGGATGGTACTTGTGCTTGTTTCTTGATTGTTATGTCTCTTTGTTCTTGAGGCATGTTTATTTACTCCTTATTTTTGTTTGGTTTCCTACAAACGTGTTAAACAAATCAGAGGGCATCTCTTGTCCTGCTTCAGTTCGCTCTCTGAATAATGCTTTTAAAGTCATCGGTTCTACTTTTAGTTTTTGTGCAGGTTCATAACCTTGACTTTGTGCAAGGCTTGCATATTCTGCCGCCTTGTTATCTTCGTTACGACCAAAAGAAACGGTGACTTCATTTTTAATGATGTCGCCTAGGTCGTTGTTTCGAAGCCAGTTAAATGCTGCTTCTCGTTTTGCTACTGGTATAGAAGCACCATAAATTTTTTTAACTTCCACAGAAGAACCATCTGCGAGTTTTAAAGAAGATAAAGACATTTCATTCATAATAGTTGGAATGACTTCACCTGAAACTTTTTCAGCTGTTTCTTTCAAACTTTTTAGATCTTGTTCTTTTGCTTTAATATTTTTTTCTAACTGCTGAAGTTTAAGTACTTCATCAGAAAGATTTTTAATATTATCTATTTCATTGATGGCTAAAGATTGATCTTCTTCCATCAGTTCGTTCAATTTATTCATCTACTTTTCCTTTCTCGTATAAGTTAATTGAAATGGGATAATACATTCTTTCTTGTCGGTCCCATTTTAATAAATTGTATTTGCCATGGGTTATATCAGAAACTACAGAACACGCAACTCCAATGATTGCTGGATCGCCTGTTAGTAGAAGATAGTCTGTAGGACGATAGTCCTTTAACAATCTTCTTAATTCAAAAATAATTGGACCAGGACTAAAAATCATTTGAGAGTCTTCTCTTAATAAGACTTTTATTTGCCCAAATTTTTGAGCTCCCATAATATTAATTTTAGGGCGCCCTTCTTTAGTGCCAGGAATTTCCTGAATAACGTAGACTATTTTTCCTGAGTCTTGTTTCAGTTCTTTATAATCTAAATTCGCCATAGCTTTCTATTGACATACCATATAAGATAATATACTTCTATTGTCAAGAAAGAAGACTATGCATTATAAATTTAAGACAGAGCCCTATGGGCATCAGGTCACTGCTTTGGAAAAATCATGGCAGAAAAAAGTTTATGCTCTATTTATGGAAATGGGTACGGGTAAAACCAAAGTAGCTATTGATAATTTAGCCATGCTTTATGATCAAGGAAAAGTAAATGGAGCCTTAATTGTAGCTCCGAAAGGCGTATATAAAACTTGGTATTCTCAAGAATTCCCTGCTCATCTGCCTCATCATATTCACTACAAGATGGTTTTATGGCAAGCGGCTATTAATCAAAAACAAAAGAAAAGACTGGACACTTTGTTTGAAACCGGTGTAAATCTTCATATTCTTATTATGAATGTCGAGGCTTTTAGCACGACTAAAGGTGTGGAATTTGCTCGAAAGTTTCTCAGTTGTCATGAAACGTTTATGGTGGTGGATGAAAGTACTACGATTAAAAATCCTGAAGCTAAACGAACCAAAAATATTATTAACTTGGCGACTCATGCCAAATATCGTCGAATTTTAACTGGATCCCCTGTGACAAAATCCCCTTTAGATCTTTATAAACAATGTGAGTTCCTTGATCCTTATCTCTTGCATCATTCTTCTTATTATACGTTTCGATCTCGATACGCCACGCTGCGTACTGCTCATTTTAACGGAAGATCTGTGCAGCTCGTTGTAGGTTATAAAAACCTTGCAGAACTGTCGGAAAAACTTAAGCCCTTCTCCTATCGCGTTCTCAAAGACGAGTGCCTAGATCTTCCAGCTAAAACATACATGAAAAGAATCATCACGTTAACCCCTGAACAACAGAAAATTTATAGACAAATGAAACAACTGGCATTAGCAGAAATGAATGGAAAAGTTATAACTACAGCATCCGCATTAACACAATTAATGCGTTTGCATCAAATAACGTGCGGACATTTTAAAGCAGATGATGATTCAATTCAACCGATAAAAAATAATAGATTATCTCAGTTATTGGAGGTATTGGAAGAACTTGAAGGAAAAGCAGTGATCTGGGCTCATTATCAATTTGATGTTCAAACGATTGTAAAAGCGATTAAAGAAAAATATGGGGAAAAGTCTGTGGTCACTTATTATGGTTTAACTCCAAATGAAATACGTCAGACTAATTTAGAACGATTCCAAACTAAAGATGAAACAAGATTTTTAGTGGGAACACCACAAACGGGAGGATACGGAATTACACTCACCGCAGCTTCAACCATGATTTATTATTCTAACGGATATGATCTAGAAAAGAGAACTCAGTCTGAAGCAAGAATTGATCGTATTGGTCAAAAATTTCCAATGACCTATATAGATATTCTCGCGGAAGACACGGTTGACGAAAGAATCGTCAAAGCCCTCCGCAAGAAAATTAATATTGCTACCCAAGTGATGGGTGAAGAATTAAAAGATTGGATTTAATCCCTCAAAATATAGGATATATGCGCGAGGCGCAGTAGAATTTTACAATCCTTTATTTTATTGCAATAGTTTTTGGCTTTTTGCCTTCAGGAATAATCTTTTCTAAAGATATTTTTAATAATCCGTTTTTTAACTCAGCACCTTTGATTTCTACGTCATCAGAAACAGTGAACGCTTTTGTAAAAGATCTCTTAGCAATTCCTTGATGAATCACTCCGTCTTTTTCTTTATCGGATTTAGTTTCCTTAACAGATTTTATAGTTAGTATACTATCTGCATATTCTACAGCAATGTCCTTCTTGTCATAGCCTGCAAGAGCTACTTCAATATCGAACTTATTATTTTCCTTCTTTACAATATTATAAAAAGGAAAGTTAGCTGTCAGCGAAGACCGAACATTGTCGTACTCATCGAAAAAGTTTTCGAAGTGATCGAAAAGATTATCGAACCCGATTGAGACAGGTCTAAGTTGTTTAAAGATTGATGGTAATTTATCGAATGTCATTTTAACCTCCTTGTTAGACAGTTAATAAAATGGGCCTTTAAAGCACCCATCTTTAATATAGACTATTTTAAATAAATTACAAGAAGCATGAGAAAAAGAATTAGTCCTTGGTACCTATTAAATACGGTTACCAAAATATATTCTTTATATGCTTTTATTTTTTCCCATATAAATTTCATTATGCATCCCCTATGATTGGTTTGTAGCGGGTTATGTTATCTTCGTCTTTATACGCTCTGAGATTCTGCTTTATATTTTCTGATGACTCGGGATTATAACTGACGTGCAACCATCCCGAGTTGGGTTCGTCTTTATTCCAGAACTCGAGAATCATTTGATCATACATGAGGTTATGTCTGACCCAATTAAAGACCTCGTTATTGGGTGTGCCATAGATTTCGAAGTCGGCTGCCATCCCTTTTGCATGTTGCGAATCCAGAGAAGATCCGATGGCCTGACACAGCTGAGGGCTACGATATCCGCTGGATACACTCACAACGTGATTAAAATGGTCTCTAACAGGCTGTAGGACGCGCTCACAGAGCAATCTTAGGTTCTCCTGGTGGTCAGGACTAGGGTCGTTAGGAATGCCTTTCCTTTCAGCTGTCTGCGACTTAGTTAGCTCAACTAAGCTAAAATTTTTGGATAATTGCATTAGTACCTGGATTCCGCGTCGTACGAGTCACTTGTATACCCATGTTCAATTACACGTAGGATTCTTGTACGCCCAGC